ACGTGTGACTGTGCTGCCAGATTGTATATTTCGAGGCGTTCCATATTAGGGTATGTATCTTTAATAAGATTTAATATTTTTTGCAAACAAGAACTATCGGTTATGTCGCCGTAGTGAAGTTTCAAGTTTTTATCATTGAAAATATGCTCTATACGGTGTGTATTTATAGTCGAAGAACGCCGTATTAATCCGTGGACTATATAATTTTTTGATAATAATAACTCCGCCAAATATGAACCATCTTGCCCTGTTATTCCGGTAATAAATGCTATGTGTGTCATTGCTATAGGTCTGGTTGTTGGGGTTATATTGAGAGGTGGAGATGAAATTTCTGCTTCATTTGTAGATAAAGTACTTGTTGTAGTTAGCGTAGTTAGCGTAGTTAGTGTAGTAGTTGATAAAAAACTCATTTTCAATGTTATTATATTGTTGTATTATTATATTAATGTATTTTTGTATTATTTTTAATATTAATTTGATGTTATTTTTATATCAGTTTTATATCACTTTTAATATTTATTATGTATTAAATGTGATATTTACAAGCCTATGTTTATAGTTTATTGGTTGGTTGTCCTATTTTACAAAATAGATGCTATAGTAGCTACTTTGCCAGCAACGACGCCCACCTTTTGAACAATAGGGACAATCTTTTTTACAGCGGGGATAAATTTTTTGGTTATCCAACTTTTCTCGCTTGGTACCGAGGTCCCAAAATTAAGGTTATAATTATTCTGAGCATATATCGGAGTAGGAGTAGGAGTAGGAATAGGAATACTGGTATACATCATTTGTAGACTACGTGAAATTGGGGGTCAAATATGTTTATAATATATATTAATATTATATTTATCTTAATTCTCCCGATTCTCCCGATTCTCCCGATTCTCCTGATTTTTATGTTTAACCTAATATGATGCATCAGAAGAATATTTCACTAAATTAGAAGATCCAGTGCTTTGTACACTGTCTGTATTGTGTGGACGATTAACTTGTCTCTCCACACATCTAGTTTCTTTCCCTGAACCAAACGGTGGTATATATGGCTGTGGTTTTGCGTATTTATTTATATTTAATTTGTTGCCACTATTACTAGTGTCATTGTCTCTTTGAATAAATAGACCTACTTCATCACTAAATGGATTAGATTGATTATCTGAAAAAGCTCCATTTGTGGTATTTGCCGAATTATTATTATTATTATTTTGAGTAGATGGATTAGATTGATTTTGTGACTCTTCAATTATCTTTTGTTCTAAATTTGCATTCGACGACTTAACATTATATTTGGAATTTTGTCGTGCCTTTTTATTCTGTTCTTTTTCGGTTGTTTTTTGAATTAAAAAGAACATACCTACACCAATAAAAATAAAAACAAATATAATTAATGGAATTGAATTATTAGACGAGAATATGGACGACATATTTGGACTTTTCATAATATTTACTATTATATAATATAATATATTATATAAAAATACTAAAAATACGTAAGAACTTAAGAACTTAAGAACTTAAGAACTTAAGAACATAATTTTGTATCAATATCCTTAAGAATCGGGCATAAATCCTTAGGGTCTATTTTATTTTGAAATAAGGTTTCGGATTTACAAAATGTTTTATCAACGAGCTCGATAAGCGGGCATAGTTCTTTCGGGTCGTCGAGGTGATCTCCGAAATCGTATGTATCATTATTATTGTTACTCTTGTTAGTATCATTACTCTCATTCCTCTCAATACCTTCAAAAATATGTTTTATTCTTTTAATTCGATTCGCGATATCGGCATCTATGTGGCTTACGAAATCAACAGTTTCACTTGAAGAACAGTATGTTTTATTCAGGTATGAGAACAGAGGACACAGCTGTTTAGGGTCGAATTTTTGTTCGTGACGATAATGATAAAAAACCGTATTTTTCACAACTTCTTTTCTAGCATAGTGACTAGAGTCATTTGAGCACAATTCATTATTGATATAGTGAATAAACGGACATACATCTTCGGGGGTTATTTTGGGCGTTTCATTGACATTTGTATTTTCGAAATGCATAGGAAACGGGAGAAAGAACGCAAATGTAAGTGCGGGTAGGAAGGCAAGTAAACTAAATGAAGCAACAGTTTTCATTTTTGATTGTTTATACATTATATATTAGATTATTTTTAATACTGTTTACAATAATGGTTAAATATTGTTTAAACCCTTGAAGATTTAAAATGGGACAAAACGTTGGAATGATGTTTTCAAGGAAATACGTAACTATGTAAGCTTTGGGTATAAGGATTCTGTTTAAAAGCATCTAAAATATCTGGCTGAATTCTTTCGCAGTTAATAGACTCTTTATAATACTGCGGCGTTTTGCTCATTTTCCCTAATTGGTTGATGGATGGTGGCATTACACCTAAACCGGCTCCTGCGCTTGCTCCTGAGTTCCAGGGGCACGCGGTATTATTCTTATCTACTCGTTTGATATTGATATTTTCATTGTAGTTAAACATTGCCATATTCCCTGCTGGTGTAAATTCTTTCGAAATCTTATTATTATTATTATGTTGATTGCTCGCAGCTAAATTAGAGACAACGCCTTGATTTGTAGCTCCACCCAGCGAACCAAAATATTCGGGTTCAGTTGTTTCGCGTTGTGTATACACATCTTGTTGTTCTGTAACTAAATACCCTGTTCCTTCCGTTAAAGGCGCGACATTGAGATGATTAAAATCAAGAAGACTTTCTGTGGTTTCTTTAATAGTGGTTGGGGTTCTATCTGCTGGATTATAAATGACGCCAGCAGGCACTGTGTTTTGAACGTTACCGTATGGGCGAATACTGCCTACAACATTTTCTTTACGTGACGGGCGAATCGCTTCTATAATAGGCGCAACAACTGCTTTAAATGCACCATTAATCGCAGTTCCTAACAATCCAGTAGGTTGAGCTGTTGACCTATTTGTAGAGTTAAGCCTCGTAGACCCCCTACCATATTCGAATTTCATTGGTTCATTTTTTCCTTTAGCGGATACATTAATTACCGGCTTTCCTTCATATTTAATGCGTTTTGCCGGTTCGTAATTTTCAGGAGCATATTCTTTAGTTCCTGACATATTCGAATTTGCTCCAAAATATTCTGACGTCGTACATATACGGCTCTGGTCTTTCAATAATTCCGATGATCTACCCCTCTCCGCTTTTTCTAAACCTGTTGTCGTTAACCATCTATCCGGTGTATTAATGAAGAATTTATCTGGCAAGAATTTCTCTACTTGGCCATAAGTCTTTGCATTGGGTGGCTGCTGAACATTCCAAGAATAGGCAGGACCTTGATGGTTTTCTAAACTATATGTAAGTTTCGGATTCGTTTCTACACGTAATTGGTCAACATTTCTATCGACCCATAAATCGCGCGCTTCCATACCGGAGTTGAAGCCATTGCTACCACAAGATGTAAAACCTTGATTTAACCCAGGTGCTACGCGTATCTCTTCCCACGGCTTTACGTTTGCCATTTGCGTGCCAGGGTTGACGCGTGACTGATAAAAATCGGTAAAACTGGGCATACCGTTTGTAAACTGCATTCCAGGTTGGGGGGCAAAAAGAGGAGCGCGTTCTTCTTTACATATTTTCTGGCTTCCTGTTCCCGAATAACTGTCTAAAATAGACTCACGGGTGTTGGCGTCGGCTGTCCTTCCCCTTACTTTTCCAAAGGGAACCATATTATTATGGTCAAAATTGTTTGTATTGAGCGCTTCACCGGTTAATGAGTATAATGTAGATTGTGAATTGAGTCCAGTGTTTGCGTTTGTGTTGTATGGATTATTGAACTGGTCGTTGTTACTCAGAACATGTTTGCCTACTGTTGCATTATAGTACTTGTCGGTTACTGCGTTTCCTGCGTATAAGTTGTCATAACTTTGGGTATTTTTAGTATTATGTGGATAATTGTCATCTGGAACATCATTTAACTTACTATTTGTTCCTGCTATTACTCCAGTTCCGCTTGCTGCGCTACTAATAAATGCTTCTTTCTTTTTTTTGTGCATACTTAAAGCATTACCTTGGTAGGTTGTGTTTTTTTTATTATTTGTGGCATACAATAAACCTGCTGCTGCTATTATAGGTATGGCCAATACTTCCATTTTATATGTTTATATGTTTATATATATGTAATATATTTTTTAGATATATGTAATATATTTTTTTAGATATATTACATATTTTATCTTATTTTGCTTTATTGTTATATTTTTCTATTTTTCTATTTTTCTATTGTTATATTTTTCTATTGTTATATTTTTCTATTGTTTTAATTATTGAACAATTGTTTGGTTGTATCTATAGTATTATAGTTAAAACACGGAATTTTTGCAACAAAATTATCTTTTTCTAAAATTCGTGTACTAAGGTTGTTCTGAAAAGACATACAAGTATTTTCTTGCGGATTTAAATGGAGATAATCCCAGTTTGATTGTTCTAAATCTCTATACCACCACGCCGGATTTGTAACTCGAGTCTCATCCGTAAAAGGGGCACAAGAAGGATATGCTAGAGCGCTAGTTGGTATATTTATATCTTTATAATTATTTTGCGGATTACAGTCTCTTGATAAGTTGCGGTCAAGACCGAAAAGCGAGCTTTCCAAATTTGTTGTATTGGTCATCAAATTAGCACCCCATTTTTGTAGGCGCACGGAAGGGTCCATCATATAAAAAGGTTTATCGCCGTTGCCTGGTACATTAAGTCTCCATTTTCCAGGGTCAGTTGCTTCTTGTTGTTGTTTTGTTATTCTACAGGGGTCATCGTGAAAACGCGTAAATGACATTTTATATTACTATATAATAATCTTATAATCTTATTATATTATTATATTATTATAATTAATTTTGGTATTCACGGCGTATAAACCAATAATAATACATTTGGGAACCTAAATAAGTTTTAAATAAAAATAATATAAATGTATTTTGTAAATATTATATAATCCTAAATATTTAATATGAGCAATGTTAATATGAGCAATGTTATGACATTATTAAGTGGTAAATTAAAAAAACTTTCATCTACTAGTATAAGTATAAGTGATATTATTAACAATAAAAAAACAATATGTTTAAATATGATTGTTAAGAATGAGGCTCATATTTTATCAAGCACATTTGACAATCTTTTAAAATATATTTCATTTGATTATTGGGTTATTTCAGATACAGGTTCTACCGACGGAACGCAGAAATTAATAAAGGATTATTTTAGTTCTAAAAATATAAAAGGAGAATTATTCGAAGACGATTGGCGCGATTTTGGTCATAATAGGACACTTGCTTTACAGTATGCAAAAGGCAAGACAGATTATTTATTAATATTTGACGCCGACGATAGTATCAATGGCGACTTTACACTTCCACCGCAAGACACGTTTCATCACGATATGTATAATCTAAAGTTTGGCAAAGGCGTTTCGTATGTTCGTCCTTTGCTTATAAATAATATGCTTGACTGGAAGTTTAATGGTATACTACACGAATATTTATCCTGTACTACAAAAAATGTACAAGGGGTTTTATTGGACGGAAATTACTATGTAGAATCAGGTAGAAAAGGAAGCCGCAGCAATGACCCTGATAAATATAAGAAGGATGCTGAAGTTTTAAAAAAGGCGTATTATTTGGAGCTCGATAAACCAAATAAAGGATTATCTGGGAGATACGCGTTTTACTGTGCCCAAAGTTTTAAAGATTGTAGGATGAATAAGGAATCAATTGAATGGTATAAAATAGTCGCCGATAAACTTGATTCGTGGAATCAGGAGAAGTTTTGCGCGTGTTTGTCTCTTGGTGAATTATATAGACGCGAACAAGATTTTGAAAATTCTATTAAATATTATACGAAATCTATTTCATTTGATAGTGAACGTATTGAGGGTATAGCACTTGCTTGTGAAATTATTCAAAATAGTGAACAACATTTGTTATGCTGTTGTCTGGGTATGAATTATTTAGGGTATGATAAACCCCCTGTAAATAAGCTATTTTTATACGACTTTTGTTATGAAAACCATATAGAATATTCTTGTAGTATTTCTGCTTTTTATTGTGGAATGTATGAACTTGGATATAAATGTTGTAAAAAAATAATTACAAGTAAAACAGCGGAAAATATTGATAAATATATAAAAACGTGTATAAATTTATCATTTTATATCGACCAACTCATAAACGACGAGACAGATACTCTTCCCTTTTTTTATTCATATAACGATGTTATACAAAATATTATAAATATCGATGATGGTAATGTACCGATTGACCCCAATATGCATAAATGTTGGAATATATTATTTGAGAAAAATCGCGCTAAATTAACAGATATTCCCTCAAATATTCTAAATGATTATCAAATGATTTTTCCGGTTCCATATAAATCTACTTCTAGGGTCATTGAAACTATCATAACATTTACTACTTGCAAACGGTTAGATTTATTTAAAGAAACCATAGGCTCTATTTTGAATCATTGGATGGATAAAGAGAAAATAGATTATTGGTTTTGTGTAGACGATAATTCATCAAATGACGATAGAACATCGATGACGACAATGTTTCCTTGGATTGATTATCATATGAAGTCGGAGTCCGCGCGCGGTCATCGCGAGAGTATGAATATTATATGGAATAAATTAAAGGAATTAAGACCTAAGTACTGGATACATATGGAAGATGATTTTCTATTTTATATAAAACGAAATTATGTGGATGATTCTATAAAAGTGCTCCAAAAATATGGCACCACTAAGAATATTAAGCAGGTATTATTTAATCGTAATTATGCCGAAACGATAGATAATACGTCTATTAAAGGACACGTTTGTTTATCCGATGGTGTGGTTATTTCGGATCCTGATATTCCGGGTATTCCCGTTGTATTCCATAATCATAATCCAGTTGATACGTTTTGTTACCCGAATTGCTGTTATTGGCCGGATTATAGTTTCCGCCCCTCTATGGTTGACGTGGAGACTATTCTTGCGCTTGGTAATTATGATACGAAAAATCAGTTTTTTGAAATGGATTATGCAGAGCGATGGTACAATGCTGGATATAGAAGCGCTTTTTTTAATGCAATAACTTGTCGTCATATAGGAAGATTAACATCAGAGAGAAATGATAAAACCAAACCAAATTCTTATGATTTGAATAACGTTTCTCAATTTAATTTATCGAATTCTCCCGTATCTCCCATTTATGCCGATATCGCATTGGATGAAACGATAAGAAAGATGTTCAGCCCTCCCATAAAAGTGGCATCGTCGGCATTTATAAAAATCGTCAACTTGAAGCATCGCAAAGACCGAAAAAATGAAACGATTGATAAACTAACTAAGGCGAATTTCTTGCCGGACGAATATGAGTTCATAGAGGCAGTGTATGGTAAAGAATTACAACCCTCACACGAATTATATACTTTAGTTAAAGGAAATGATTTTGGGAATAGGTATGGTGTTATTGGTTGCGCTTTATCGCATTATGGGCTATGGCTCGAATTATTAAAGGATGAGAAAAACGATTATTATTTGATTATGGAAGATGATTTTACATTATGCGATGACTTTAAAAATAAATTAAATAAATTAAATAAATTATTGACAGATGATGATAAAGCATTGAACCACATCGATTTTTTATTTTTAGGATATCATATGTTTAATAAAGATAGGCAAAAATATAAAGATATATATGACGTCGAGTTGCCTACAACTAAAATAGATAAATTAAATAAAAATCTATATATTGGTGGGTTTTTTTCATATATCATAACAAAAAGTGGTGCGAATAAAATAATTGATTATATAGTTAAAAATGGTATAATACGTGGCATTGACTATTTTAATAAAAAATTGGATACAATAAACTCATACGAATGTCAACCATCATTGGTATTTTCAATATGGTGCGAAAATAATAAAATAATTGATACAGATATTCAGCTTAATATGGATGGTATAGATTTTAGTTCATTTGTAGTATCGCGTGACGAAGTTGTAAGTATGAATCAGGTTGTCGTTTGTACAAAAAGATTTCGTATAAAAATGTTATGCAACTGGTGTTCGTCTTATCAGTTATGCAAAGAATGGTCTAATATGTGTACATATCCCGATACATTTATATGGAATAATATAGAGATTACATGGAGTAGTAAAAATATCGACTATTATGTAATTATTAATTCTCCACCACCAGGGGAATACTATGACCCAAAACGAACTATAGTATTCCAAATGGAGCCGTGGGTGTATGACCCAAGTAAAAATTGGGGTGTAAAAACGTGTGGCGAATGGGCGAACCCCTGTGACTATAAATTTATGAAAGTTTTTCGTCATATAGAAGCCCTCAATAATGTACAGTGGCAAGTTACGCCACCTCAACATATTCCAGTAGAAGATAAATGTAATCGGATTATTTCTATATTAAGTAGTAAAAATATTGACGATGGACATATAAAAAGGATAGAGTTTCTGCGCGGTATTGAAATATACGGAAAAGGAATTTCTAATAAAATTGATGTGTATGGTAAAGAGAATTATCATAATTTGAAAGCATATGTAGGTATGACAAATAATAAAATGGAATTAGAAAAATATAAATATTGCTTTTCTTGTGAAAATAATAGTGAGAAGAATTATGCAACCGAGAAAATGTGGGAGCCAATATTATTTGAATGTTTATGTTTTTATTGGGGATGTCCTAATTTGGAAGAATATATCGACTCACGTGCATTTGTTAGACTACCGCTAGACAATATTAATGAGTGTATTTCTATTATTACAAACGCAATAGAAGAAGACTGGTGGTCACAGCGGATAGATATTATACGTCGTGAAAAACAAAAAATATTAAATGAACTCGGATTTTTCCCTAGAATTTCGAAAATTATTAATAATGCATCTATTAATCAATAATTCTATTTATCAGATTTTTTGGATTGTTGCTGTGATTGTTGCTGTGATTGTTGCTGTGATTGCTTAGACTGACTGCTTTTGCCAACGGACATCGGTGTTTTAGGTTCGTCTACGCTAACATCGTCTCTAGCGCCAGCGCCTGGTGATGGTGTTTTATTACTTGATTTCTTAGATGATGTTGTAGGCATTGCAGCCGCAGACGATACTTTCTTCGATAATTCACCCCCAAGCTGTTCAACCATTTTGGTAAACGCGTTTATAGCACTATCGCACGCTCCTTGAATATAACCGGATACACCGACTTTGTCTATCTGGTTGTGAAAAGCGACGCGGATTATGCTATCTGTCGAATGTGGGTGTGGTTTTCTGAATCCACAAAATGAAACCGTCTTGTCCCCTATAAAATGTTCCTGATAAATATAGTATTCAATTACTTTACCAAGGGTATAGTCTTCGTTTACAAGCGTAATATCAAACCCATTTTTCAGTGTTGTTTCGGACGGAATAATCGGAACATTCCCGTGTTCTAGATCATATAAGAACTTCTGGCATTTTGATATCATAATATTACACGCCTTTATTACAATAGCCATATTTTCATAGACACCTACAGTCTCAATTATAAAGTTATAGCTATTATTTAAATAATATCTCTTCGCCTCAAGTAACATCCAATTGCGCTTATCAAAATCTATTTCTTCGGCGGTTTTTTCTTCTTTCTTCATCGCCTTCTCTTTCTCCGCCCATACTTCATTAGCCTTCGCCTCGTCAGGTGTACACTCATATGCACATGTGCTTATTACGTTATATGCACCATCTTCGGATGCTTTTCCGATATCAAAACCGCAAGTAAACGCAAGACGTTCGCCCTCGATGTTTTCAGACAGCCTAGGCTGAAGACGAGCAAATTCAATGTAATCCCCGCTTAGATGCGATGGTGGAAATATTCTTCGCACAGCCGAATCATCTGAATATCTACCCGTCGATATGTTTTTAATCTTGAAATCTTGGGTGGTCACGTAGATAATATTGTCCGTATCGTTTTTTACATCTACTTCTACGATATAGTCGTGATATGCAAAATCAATATCATCGATATGAATAGGAATACAACTTAGGCGCTGCTTTATAATTTCATTATGAAATCTTGTCGTATTGTGTGTAATCTCTGCCTTGTTTTGGCTATATGGAAATGTTCTAAAGATAAATGTAGGAATATCAGACACAATGATTCTTCGCAATGCGTTGGCTATACTCATATTGCAGTCAACGATGGTAAATTTGAGACAACTATCCTCTTCGATTAAATTTGAGATACGCGGTTCCATTCTTTGGTTGGTGGCTTTGTTATTATATTAATAAGATACAATTTATTAAATCAATTTTATTATTAAATAATTAATCGACTTAATTACGTAATTAAGGAATTAATGTAATTGTGTAATTAAGGAATTAATACCCGTAAAGAATATTTAAGAAAGAATATATAAAAAGTATTTAATAAGTTAAATACATAATAAATACTTGTAGTAAATATATTATATTATGAGTAGCGTATTATATTATAGTAATTTCTGTGAAAAATCTAAAAAAATTCTACAAACATTAGCAAAAAGTAATCTTAAAGAAGAACTACATTTTTTATGTATCGATAAACGTGTTAAAGGGCCCACAGGGTCGTGGTATATTGTTCTTCAAAATGGTGAAAAAATCATTATGCCGCCGCAGGTAAATCGTGTTCCCGCTCTATTGCTTATGAAACAAGGACACCAGGTTCTTTACGGCGACCAAATTTTATCGCATTTACAACCGCGTGAAGTGGCGATAAATATGGCGGCGACGAATAATAACGGAGAGCCGTCGCCCTTTTCGTTAAATAATGATTGTATAGGAGGATACGGTGTTGCTTCCGACTCTTTTAGTTTTTGGGACCAAACAAGCGATGACTTATCAGCAAAAGGTAACGGCGGTATGAGACAATTATATAATTATGTTACAATTGATAGTAATATGAGAATAGATGCTCCGAAAGAAGATTATACACCAGATAAGATAGGGAATGTATCATTGGAAAATTTACAACAGCAAAGAAATAGCGAAATTCAAATAAGTATGGAAAAACAAGCAAAAGTAAATGAGCATCCGTCTCAACAACAAATGCTTCAACAGCAACAACAAAAACAGCAATTACACGCACAGTATACTCAACAACAACAATTTCAACAACAATTACAAATGATGGGGAATGGTGGTGGTGCAGGCGGTGCGGGCGGTGCAGGCGGTGGTGTAGGTCCAGGTAATCAAATGCATCAACCCACGCAAAATGTCCAAATATCACAGCCCTCCCAACAAAACAAACAAGTACGATTTAGTTAATGGGCTTAAATAAAAACATTATAATATAAAAATATTTAAATATAACAACATAATAATAATATACTATATATTTTAAAATACATCACATAATTTAAAATGGTAGATAATGATAATAATGTATTATTGACCGCATTTAATGAACATTTTTTCGAGTTTATAGATGATATTAATAATGTAATAGTAAATGATTCATCTATAAAACGAGTAAAAACAGCATTAATGATGATTAAAAAAATGAATCCTTCGCTTATTATTAAGATATGGTATAAATATATTGTTTTGAATTATGAAAAAGAAATCAATGAAAACAATGTTAATTTTTTTATAGAAAAGGATTATAAAAAAGACTTGGTATATATATCATCGGCAGATAACATTATGCAACATATTGACTACCTACGAGAGCCAATCAGGAATATGGGCAAAGAAAACCAATATAAATCTTTTAAATATATTCAGAACTTGTGTTTATTGTCGAAACTTTATAACCAGTGATTTTAATAGTTATATTTCGTATTTCATATTTCATATTTCATATTTCGTATTTTATAATAATTAATTTATATATATTTTATTATTTAAAATAAAATATATTTATGCATAGTTTGATTTAAATACTACGTAATAGAATAAAAGTATATATGGGTAAAAAAACTAATAACAATAAATCCTCAACGGATTCAAATAAGAAGTCGGGAGGTTCTGACACAGAAGTAGTACCAGACGAGTTTAAGACTGTTATATTTGATTTTATAAATGATTTTACGAATACTTTCCCTGAATATTCAGAATGCTTAGAGGAATATTTCACCGCAGTTTCTGTTGTAAGCGATGATGGTGGTTGTGTAAAGACGGAACGGTTAATTACAGACGATAGTGTTATAAAGCTATATACATATTGCAAGGATGTTTATCCGGCTCGTTTTTTTGATATCTTGTATAAAAATGGGGAAATTTTCAATTCTGCAAATGGCGGAGGTGATGGTGGTGATGGCAGTGGTGACGGTGGTGATGGTGGTAGTAATACCGAACCGTCATTAAAGATGGATGTTCACTTTTTGCCAAAGATTGATTTTATGAAGGTTTGGAATACTCCCGATATATCTGATAATACGCGAAGTACGATTTGGAAATATTTACAGCTTATTCTTTTTTCTATTATTACGAATATTTCTGATCGCGATTCATTTGGAGATACTGCGAAATTGTTTGAAGCTATTAATGAGGATGAGTTAAAGACGAAGCTTGAGGAGACATTTAAGAATATGCAGGATATGTTTATGGGCGATACGAAAGAGTCGGGTAAAACGGGAGAAAATGCGAAATGCGATGGAGTTAATATGGAAGATTTTGATAAATTCGCCGAGCATTTAAAAAATTTAACAGGTGAAAATGGTGATATTGATATGTCTGCTTTTCCTGGATTATCTGGATTCCCTGGATTCCCTGGGTTTGATTTTAAAAATGCGGCTTCGAGTGGGGGTGATAGTGGAAGCGCAAAAGGTGAAGGCAGTACACCGAGTGGAGATACTAAGAAAAAACCAGAAATGCCTAACCCTGAAACAATTCACGAACATATTTCTAAATTGCTAAATGGTAAAATCGGTTCTCTTGCGAAAGAGATTGCTGAAGAGACAGCGGGTGACTTGGATTTAGGGATTGATATGGACGACGACCCATCAAAGATAGATATGGGGAACGTGTTTCAGAAATTGTTCAAAAATCCAGGTAAATTGATGAATATGGTAAAAAATGTTGGTAAAAAATTAGATGATAAATTTAAAAATGGCGATATCAAGGAAAGCGAAATTATGCAAGAAGCTAGCGACTTATTAAGTAATATGAAAAATATGCCAGGTATGGGAAATTTAACAAGTATGTTAAATCAATTGGGTATGTCAGGATTGGGTGGTCTTGCAGGTCTTGGCGGAAAAGGCGGTAAAGTAAATATGGGTGCACTTCAGAGCCATTTTCAGCAAAATATGAAACAGGCAAAAATGAAAGAGCGAATGCTTAATAAGTTGCAACAAAAGCAACAACCAAAACCATCACCTCAACCTGCTCAATCGACGCAATCCGCACAGCCCACCCAAAATCGCCCCACAACATCCGTATTTAAAATAGGTGAACAGATTCAGCAAACACCAAGACCTATCGCATCTGTACAAAAGGGTGCGGCGGTAGGTACATCTACCGGCGTACATCTAAATACCGAGAATGAAAATAAAGTATTAGTTAATACAACCGAAAATAGTAATACGGAAATATCGCAAAAGAAGAAAAAGAAGAAGAATAAGAAATAATGACAAATAAGTAATAAATGATTAAAGAATAATGAATAAGAAAAAATAATTAAGAATATATATACAATGAATCAGCAGTCATCAACAACATTACCACCAACACCATTTTGGTTAAATGAACCCACTATTTTATTTAATAAAAATCAAATAACACAAATATGGCCCAATAATGATATGAGCAATACGGAAAAATTAAATGCTATCAGTAGATTTGTTATCGTTGCGTCACTTTTAGGATATTTATTAACGATGAACTTTAAAATGTTATTAATATGTGTTGTAACTTTAGCTGTTCTTGCTATTTTATTCCACGTTCAGTCCAATCAAAATAAAAATAATGATGCTTCATCTTCTTCCTCATCGTCGTCATCGTCGTCGTCGTCGTCATCTTCTTCCTCGTCAAATAATAAAAAACAAAAAGAAGGATTTATCAACCAGATATTATATAATGACTTGAAATCAAGTTATACGAATCCGAATAAACACAACCCAATGATGAATGTTCTTTTGCCTGAAATAAGTTATGACCCTAATAGGAATGAAGCCGCGCCATCGTATAATACGGCAGTAGAGAAAGAAATAAATATGAATACTAAAGATAGTATAGTCGATACTATGTTTTCAGATGAAAAGGATAAACAGCGCGAATATTTGAAGAAAAAATTATTTAGCGATTTAGGAGATAATTATAATTTTGATGTTAGTATGAGAAATTTCTATACAAATCCGAATACAACTATTCCAAATGATCAGGGCGGATTTGCTAATTTTTGTTTTGGTGATATGATTTCTGCAAAGGAAGGAAACGAATTTGCACTTGGAAGACATATGCCAAGGGTGGGTGGAGTATATAATTAAAATGTAACAACACGTATAACATAAACAATGTAGATACAACAATGTAGATACAATAAATAATATAAAATTAATAATTAATTTATATTATTTAGTAAAATATTTTATAGTAAATATATTTTCAAATATATATACATATATAAATATATACTATAAGTAAATGGCAACTGTAAAGGATTATGTTTTTGACAATTTAACAAGAATTGGCAACGATAGTTGTGGAATGAATCAGAGAAATATACAAAATCTCAATTCTAGCAATTATACCCTTAATAATTTTTTTTCGTCTGACTGTAATATGACGCGCCCTATTGATTTTGCGATTAATCAGCCTGGTATAAACTTTACTGGTAGTCATCAGGTGGGTATGGGTGGTTGTAATATTGACACGAATAGTGAGCTTTTTAATGGCAGTATTATGACGCATCCTAGGTGCCGTATTAGTTTATTTGAGCGCCCATTTAAGACCGTACCTTATTTGGGTAGAGGTGAATCTAACCCGCTTGTAGAGTCAAGGTTATGGCAGGGTGACTACAACATTAACAAGAAGAGTGTAAACCCATCTTCTGAAGTATGTTTCGTAAATCACGAAATGTATCCTCTTATTCCGTCTATCGCGGCGACTATTTCAAATCCTTCGAATTTGATTGAAGGTGTTGCTGTAAATGGTTGGATTCGTGGTGGAATTCCGTCTCGTGAATTGGAGCAGCAAAATACTTATTCTTCTTGTAGTTCATAATATTTGTTATATAATATTTGTTTTAAAATATATTAAAAACAATACTAGTTATTTATATATTTTATGTATAATACTGCATTTTTGTGTACATATAAATTACACGATGACGATGATCATCAAGATACATTGTATCGTCACGAATACTTATATGCTTTCGGGTTGACAGAATATGATTCCGACAAAATTATGGAAACACTTGAATATATATATAATAAATTAAAAGATAATACTGATTTTATAGAAATAGTAGAATCTCATCCCCATTTTAGAAACGAAAATAATAATAAAAATTATGAAATTGTATTACAGTTCCTTTTTTCGTTCCATACATTTAATTTGTTTCACGCTTGTTTAACGTATTTGTTGTCTAACGATAATACAAGGGACTGTACCGATGCCGATATGTATACGATAATACACGAAATGTTTATTAAAAATAAGAAATTATTAATTGACGAAATATCTAAAAAATAAAAATATAATATAAATATAATATAATATAAAATATAATACAGTATATTATACTATACTAGAATGGCTTCTACACAGAATAAAAATACATCAAGTGATTATTGCTTACAGCAACGCGACTTTAGAGGTATATTTACGCATACTACCTATGTAAACGGACAGAATGGAAAGGCATATGTAGATGCTTTACCCGAATTGGGATATTTGCCGAGTTATATGTCTCGCGAATCCTTTTCAAATAATTCAGTTGATATTGAATCAGCTTTATTCGGTATTAATTCAACCAATCTTGTAGACCCACAGGCACCAGTTGTTCCAGAATTGAAGACATTGCCTGAATGTTCTTTTTTTGATAGAATACCATTGATTATGCCGACTCCTTTGGTTATTGAGAAAAACCAACGCCCTTTCCCTATTTGATGTACTCCGATATATGGTTTAGTTTGTATATAATTGAGTATATGGTTTAATTTGTATATAATTATATTAATATTTTGTATTGTATAATTATATATATCGGGAGTTATGAACACATCAACGTTAGGATATACTAGAACATATAGAAGTGAAGGTGTAGCAGGTGGTATTGGTCCGACAGGTGTTACAGGACCGACAGGTGCTACAGGTGTTACAGGACCGACTGGTGCGACAGGACCGACTGGTGCGACAGGACCGACTGGTGCGACAGGTGTTACAGGACCGACTGGTGCGACAGGTGTTACAGGACCGACAGGTGCTAC